AGGCAGCCGAGAATTAAGCTCGCGGATACGTTCAGACGCCTTTTTCTTCGGTTTTTCGCGCTTTTCAGCGGCATCTTCCTCGCCGCCTTCACCTTCGTCGGCGCCGCCCTGATCGTCGCCCTCGTCTTCGTCACCGTCGCTCGCCGCAGCATCATCGGCCTCGCCGGCGTCTGCCTTATCCACAACATTCGCAGCGCCCTTGTCGCCTTCGTCAGCACCGCCCTTGTCGTCGCCGGTTGCCCATGCGCCCGAGCCCTCAAAACCTTCGTCACCACCTGCCGGGTGATCCGGGGCGCGCATGAAGCGGCCATGCTGGCGCTCGATTGGCGTCATGTGCGCTGCGCCAGCGAGAAGGCCGGCAGTGAAAATTTTACGTTCCCGCAACATCGTCTTGTTCTCCGTTATTTGCAGCGTCGGCGTCTTGCTGATGCTGATGATACAGTTCCTGCAACCGGAAATCCCGGTCTGTATTCGCCAGATTAGCGGCGAATTCCTGATCGCGCTGTTCCAGCGCGTTATGCTGATCGACGAGCGATGTAACATGATCGTGCGCCGTATCGTGCCGGTCGGCAGCAAAAGTTCGATCTTCATGGATAAGATCGTTGTGCTGATCGAGCGTGCCCATGACTTTCTTGAAGTCGCGCTCGTCCATCTTGCTCCGCACGTCCATGATACGCGCTCGCGCATCGTGGATCGCCTTGTAAGCTTGGGCCGCGGCAAGGTTCGAGCGCGCTTCGAGATTGGCAGCATTTTGCTGCTTGACGGAAAGATCGGCTTGGGCCGCGGCTTCCTGCAATTGCTGTTGCAGTTGTTGGATTTGTTGGTTCTGCGCCGCCATCTGCTGTTCTTCGGGCGACATATCATCGGGCGAGATAATGCCGGGCGCCAACTGCATACGGAAGCGACGGGCGAATTCGTCCGACTTCGGCCAATCCTGCGCTTCGGCGACAAGATCCATAACCTGGCTCGCGACTTCCGGGATCGCGTTGACGAACGCCATCATCTGCTCTGCGGCGAGCGCACGCTTCGTAGAAGTCGCCGGGCCGACTGTCACCGTCACGCCGTATTGCCCAAGCGTCACGTCGCTGTCTGGATCGTTCGGATCGTTGATCACCTGAAGGAGTGTTTTGTCGTCCTGTCCGATAATTGTGAGCGTGCGCTGTGTGTCGTAAACATGCGGAATTAGCTCGTCGATGTTCTTCGCGCAGCGTTCATCGGCCATGCGCAGCCGATCCGAATAGATATATGATCCCACGTCGCTAACTTGCTGGCGTTGCTGGATCGCCTTGCCCGAAACTTCGTTGCTCGGCATTCCGAGCGAAGCTTCGTGGATATTGGATATATCCTTCAAATCCTGCGTGGACATGCCGGCTTCGTTCACCAGCGCGGCATCGAGCCCCGGCGGCGGAATGTGAACGGGCGCGGGCTCGCCATCGTTGTAGAAAAGGAACGGATCGTCGCTCGTCGGCGAATTGCGCCATTTGGCTTCGTGGCCCTGGATCGAGGCGGGAGTAGTGAGCCACTTGTTCCTCGGCACGGCAACCAATTGCTCGGCGAGCACGGAGCGCCAGTAATTGTGCAGGCGCTGCGAATCCTTCAGGAACCGGACAAGGCCCCAACGGTGCAATCGCTGGCCGTCATTCACTTCCCATCCACTGACGCGATAAACCGGGAGCGACGAAATCGGATAGTCGTAAGGCCCTTCGAGAAGCGCAGCGCCCGAAGCGATGTAGAGCCGTGCGAAACGATTAGGCACTTCGCGAGTATAAGGGGTTCCGTCCGAGCGCTGCGCAACTAAATGCAGGTACTCGAATTCTTCCTTGTCGCTCACGTCATGCGTGGTGCCGTCCTGGAATAGTGCGAGCGTCTTGGTTCCTTCAGTGACCATGCGCCAATAGGACACAATACGCACGGTTTCCATTGTGGCCCAATGGCCGCTTTGGTTCCACTTCTCGCTGGAATCGAACGAAACAGTCGCCGCCCAAGGCCACGTATTCTTGTACGCCTTGTTAGAAATATCTTCGCCGACAAAAGCCCATTCGCAGTCGGCGCCGGTCGGTTCGACGCCCATCGGGTCAAATACTGCTGCGTAGGGATCGGCGATGTTCTTCAGGCAAATCTTTTGCTCGAACACGTCATCGCCGGCGTATTCGATAGATAGATAGAACGCGCCCTGGCCGCCGATCACCTGATACTTGTGCGCTTCGTCGCGTGCGAAAACCGCTTGAGAATTCTTGTAGATCGAGCGAATGATACCTTCACGGATCGTCGCAATAGCCTTCGTGCCTGCCTTGTCGGGGTTCACACGGATTTCCGTCTCATTCATGAGCCGGTTTCCGACGATCTGCGCAATAAAGGCGATCAGTCGGTTGACGGTAAGAATAGGCTTTTTCTGCCTTTTCCGGCGTTCCTCGACAACCGGATCCCATTGGTTGCCGGCGACGAATTTGGCGTCTTCCTTGCCCGCTTCGACGTTGTGATCGTCTGCGGAAACGCCTTCCTCGTAGCGCTGGCGCATTTCAGCCAGGAATTCATTCACCGAATCGTAGCCGCTCGGCGTTGCCACACGGCTGCGCTCCAAGGGCTTTCCGTCTTCGGTCGCGTCCCAACGCGCCATCACTGCCGCAGCCATAAAATTCCCCTAGCCCATCCACCCGTGGGGCGAATTGTGGTGATCCCAATCGTCAATGCCTGGCCCGCCGCTGTGCCCGATCATGTCGGTTTCCAACCGGCCCGAAGCAAACCCCGCCGTCTGCTTTGGCTTGCTCCATACATTAAAAAATTCCGCAACTGCAAACGTGAGCGCCAAACTATCCGCCATATCGGGCGAACGCACGCTGCGAGCCTTCATGTCGCTCTTGCTTTCCAGGAGCCAATCGTTGTTCGCGCGGTACTTGATCTTCGGCCCGGCGAGATCGGACGCAAGATCATCGTCATCGGGGATCGCGCCGCCTTCCGTCATCCAATCCCGCAGTCGTCCGTACATTTCGGCACGAACATTAAAAGGACCGGCACGGTTAGGCATGGCGAGTTTAGCCTTCGATTTGCCTCCGAAATCGACGCCCTTGATCACTTCAAAGTAACGCTTGTTCATGTTCCGAAGCGTCGAAATGATATTCGCGCCCATCGAACCACGATCAATACACACACGATTAGGCTTATCTTCGTCGATTATTGACGATATCCATGCCACCGCTTCCTCGTGGTTGAGATTGTAGCGGAATTGCACCTTGATTGCTTTATCGCCGCGGCGCCAAGTGATGCAAAAGCGGTCGCCGCCCGAGCCGGCCGGATCGACGCCGATGATCAGCGGCGCGTCGGGATCCGCCATTGCTGCCCAACGCTTGCGCGCCTTCAGGATGATCGCCGGTTTTATGAAAACGTCTGCCGTGTCGGCGGCGGAAAACGCTTCGATCACGTCAACAGGATATTCCTGACGGAATTTGCCGTAGGAACCCAATTCGTGAATTTTCGAGCGCCGCCAGAGCATTTGACCATCAGAAAGTCCGTGCGCGGCTTGATATTCCGCTTCGGAAAGCTCGCCTTCTTCCTCTGCCTCGACGCTCGGCGTGAATTCCCCGTGCTCGAAATACTCGGGCTGCACGGTCCACGGCACGAACACGGCGCGGTAGCGGCCGATGCCCTTCATGGCGTCCATGTAGCGCTTGTGGTACTCGCCCGTGGGGCCGGCGGACGTAGTTTCGAGCCACACTTCAGATGGTGCGCGAACCCATCCCTCGATGCTGCCGCGGCCCTTCTCGAACGGGAGCGGCTTGGCAGGCTCGCGCCACAGCACGCCCCACACGCCGCGCACTTCGTCAACCGCCTGCACGGACGCCGCGAAATGGTCCGCCGCGTTCGTCCACCAGGCGGCTTCCGAGCCGTGGAAGAATGAGATCGCGCCGCCGCGGCCACCGGCTTTCTGCCCTGCCGTCGCCACGCTGTAGCTCGAACCGCGCTTGACGAATTCAAGCTCCTTGGCGTTGTCTGTACCGACCGCAGGCGGGAACGGGTGCTTCTCCTGCATCAGCGCCGTCATATCGAACAGCACGTTCGAGGATGCCATTTCGTGCGAGAGAATATAGACGCGCTGGCGATCCCACAGTGTTGCGCGCCAGTAGCCACGGGCAGCTACGTAGGTGGAAAAACCCTGCCGCCGTCCCTTCAAGCCCGTGATCCGAACCCATCGCTCGGCTTCGAGCATTTTGTCGGCTTCGGCGTGCAGGATTTCTTGCGCCGAATTCAGCACGAGCGGTTCAAGTTCGCCTTCCTTCGTGCGAATGCGGCAGGCGTCTTTCGCGAACAGTCGGAAATCCGATTTCCATAACGCAACGCGGAGCGCGAGCCACCGTTGACGTACTTCGTCAACAGAAACTCCGTAATCATCCGCGATGCGCTGTAGGTTCACCCGGTTGTTCCTTCCGGGTTAGGGGCGACCGGCTTGACCGGGCATTTCAGGATCGTCACGCCATCCCTGGCGACAACCTGCGAAATCCAGTTGGGGAACGGGACAAGGTGGATGCCAAGTCCCGCGCCTCGGTGGCATTTGGCGCAGATCACCACCAGATTTCGGATATCGTCGGGCGACGTGATCGGCTTGTCGCCGAACTGCGCGGCATAGCCGTAAATATCCATCTGATGGATTTTCTGATGCACCTTTGCCGGATCGGCGTTGGCCCATTCTGCCCACTCTATGCACCAGTGATGAACTTCGCGATGATCTTTGCCACCACAGCAAAAACACGGCGTGTCGAGCTTCGTGACAAGGGTTCGCTTGTTCATCGCGAATTCAGCGCTTTCCGTGCGCTGCGCGTGCTCGGGATACTCCACGTCGATGCGCAGCGTTTCGATCTGTTCGTGCTCGGGAGTATCCTTCATGGCCCTGGCTTCCTTATTGTTTGCCGACGATCTCGGGCGAGAGCTTTGGCAGTTTGATCAGTGCGTTCGACGTGGCCGAAATCGGTTCGACATGGACATTGAGCCCACTGACTTTCTTCAGTGCGAAGACAATGAAATCGATGTTTTCGAGCACGAGCATCGAAAGATCGGTCGCCGTCGTGATCGTCTCGTCTTCGCCGACCGCGAGGCGGGTTGCTTCGGCGCGCTCGGCAATAGCGAGGCCAAGGCGGCACGCGGCGGCCTTGACTTGGGCATTCTTGCTCATAGGTCGAAATCCTCAACGGGCGCAGTGGGCTCGTTGAGCACGCGCACAATCATATCATCGCCGAGAGTGATTTCGTCGCTGTCCTTCAGAGACGGTCCAGGGGTTTTGGCAGGCTCGCGCTCTTGCCACGCGATCAATTCTTCGAGCGTTAGCCAGCCTTCGGCGAATGTGGTAGCGCCGGTACGCCACGGGTCGCGCCAGCGCCAATCCTTGCCATTCCAATCACAAAGATATTGGCACGCTTGCACGCGCACGGGGCCGTCTTTTTTGCCGTACTCGTGATAGTACGCCATGAAGATCGAGCCATCTTTCGGCGCGCTACTCATGCTGCGCCATGCTTCCTTCGGTGGTATCATTGCCGGTTCTCCTTTCGGCTAAAGATCGTAGTTGGGATGTACGTCCTCGAATTCGGCATCGATAGCGCTCCCGCTGCTTTCGAGCCGTGAAATGGCGTCATCGATGGTGATGCTCCCGCTCACGTCCACGCTCGTCGAACGCTGGATCATCTTCGGGAACAGCTTCGTGTAGAAATCCGTTGGGTTGGTATCCGCCCAAGCAGCCATTCGGGGCAGTCCGCCTATCTGCTCGAAGCACGACATGACGAGCGCGCCGGCAAACCTGCCAACGTGCTGATAAGCGTCCGCAGAGATCGAAGGCAACTTGCCTACGTCGCGCTGCGGGACCGCTACATCGGTGCGTGTTACGTCCATCCCGCTCTATATGTGCGGGATTTGCGCCTGATCTGCTAGTTGGTTTGGCAGGTTTTCAACAGGCTTATACTCACGAGGCATCGAGTATGCCCTGTTTCGCCCATTCGATTGCGCCGAGCAACCGCCAGCGGTCATTAAAACTCACCGAGCGACCATAATAAGCTTGCTCGCGATCATTGCAGACAAAGGCAATATCCGTGATTTCGCCACTTTCGACACGATCCGCAATTTCTCGGAGCTTGTTGGCGAAATCAGGATTGCCCTGGCGCTCTACGCTGACGAATTGCTTGATCTCGGCCATTGTCCGCCCCTTGCTTACGTCCCGACTTGCCGTGAAGCTTGATCCCACGCCGGTAGCATTGTCCGATGATAGTGTTTTTCGTCGCGCCCATCAAAGCCGCGATGGCGGAAGCAGATAGACCTTGTGCAGCGAGCCGGCGCAATTCCCCTTCGCGAGCTACCCACACTTTTCGCGGCGTTCCCATGTCAGAGATCGAAATCCTGCGGACGGCACCGGCCGACAACGCTGCCGCGATCCCAATAGCCGCCAAGGATCGCGTGCCGTGGGACCGAACCGAGCTTATACTCACGCGCCGCGCACAGACGAGCATAGCGAAGCTGCCGCGGCAAGTGGCGCAAGCACGGCACTCGCCAATGACTGACGACTTCGCCGCTCATAGATCGCGGCCCTGGTGACTGTAAGGAATGGCGCAGCCTGGCACTTCGGGCGGCGAGCGCCGGCACGGAGTTTGCCGTCCTTCAATGATCGGCGCCGCGCAGTAGATCGTGCAACGGCAACCGGGCGGTGGATAGCCGCCATCTTCAGCGTCGAGCTTACGCCCTATTTCGATTGCCTTTGCGCGTTCGTATCTCATGGATTTTTCCGCAGGCGTTCGGACACGTTGATGCAGCCAAGGATATAAGGGCACTTGGGACACATATATTTGGCTTGGCCGCCGGCCTTCATCACTTCCCCGCCGCCAAAGCAGTGTGGAGCTATATCACGATTTTCCCGAAGCTGATCGACGCGCTGCTTCATGAATATCTTGCGAGCTTCCTGACGCATGATCTGTCCGCTCGCAAAGACGATCAAGCCGAGGACGCCGGCGTAGGCGGAAATCCATATCGCCACGACCATAAGGGTATCCCACGTCATTACTCGTCGCCTTGCGGAAGGTGCAATTTCTGCACGTCTTCGAGCCGCTGGATCTCGGCGCGGATTTCCT